CCTACCAGTCGGAAAATCTGTCCATGTTTGCCCAATACCTACAGCCAAGTCACCTACAACCTCAGTTGCTGATGCAGCTACTTTAGCTGGTGACACAAGGCTCTCAGTAGTACCTGTTCCAGTCTCCCATGTACCTGTAGATTGATCTCCTAGTAGGCCAGTTGGAGTGCCAGAGGTATCTACTACTTGTGTATCATCTAAGACTTCAAAACCGTTGGTCTGATGTATGTATCCTACATTAAGATAAGTTGTTGTAGTGTTGTTTCTTATCTTAAGAAGCTGGTCATCGGTATCATAAAACCATTGATTAGGAAATGTAGCCGTAGGTACACCCGTACCTGAGTTATTAGTAGCTATAGCCTCAAGAACATTGTTAATGTCGGTTCTAGCATCTGATGCTGTTTGATTAGCTATGTTATAGTCATGTTGTGCCATATTAATATTCCACTGTCCCTTTAAATCTAAATACTTGAGGTGTTATATCTGGATTACCGTTTGACAATATCAGCCTAAACCTAAAGTATCTCCCTGTTACCTCACCTGTTGCTGTAACCCAATTATCTGAGAAGGTGGTTGTATCACTTGCGTCCACCTGAACCTGAACGAAGAAGTCATCGAAAGCTGCATTTTCATCCGTCCAAGTGTCCCAGTTATTAGGCCATGTACTCCATACTTGAGGTATATCATCCCAGTATATTTCGTCATAGTTAGGGGCAACGACATTAGAGTCTGATCTATCGAACTCTACTTCATAGGAAACTCGAACTGTTCTGGCAGACCCTACATCTAAATATTCAACATCGTTATAACCATCAGCTTCTACACTGTACGTTCCGGTAGATCCTGAAGAAGAAGAGTTATCTAGTATAAGACCTACTTGCCAACCATAGCCACTACCTATTGATTGAGCTTTTACATATATGTGATCATTTACACTATAAGTAACCCCTGTAGTGTCAGCTACAGCATTCCAGTCAGTAGTCCCTAGCGATCTAATTCTATAGACCCTGCCTATTACCATATCACCAGAATCCACATTGGTTTGGGAATATAAAATTTTAAGTATGTTACTTACAGCACCAGTGTAGGTATCCTCTGTGCTTTCTATTTCGTCTAAAGTGGGTAATTCAGAGGGCTGTACAACTACAGAGACTGGACTATCTGCTCTATTGCCTGACTTATCCCAAGTCTCTAAAAAGAAAGTACCACTTATAGATGGGTAAGTTATAGAGGTAGCTGGTCTAGCGATTTTATTTATAAGTATTTGAGAAGTACTATCATAACTTGCGGTAGTTGATGGGTTGTACCGTAATCTATAGAAAGACAGGTCTAAAGAATCTGAGGCAGTCCAATTAAAGAATAAGGTTCCTCCAGATAACTCCTTGGTTAAGTTTGATACGTTGTTTGGCTTTGAAAAGTCTGGTTCAACGACTGGAGAAATGGTTTCAAATTCACCTTTAATACCAAAGGCGTTAATAGCTCTGGCTCTTATATCATAAGTTATAGTTGAAGTCGCTAAACCCGTGTTGGGATCAATGTCTGGTACTTTAATATCTATAATCTCAAACCTACCCAAGTCTCCTGTAGTTAAGGTAGAGTAGTTACTATCTGTTGATAACTTGTACTCAACTTCAACGTAGTCTATTCGTTCGGGAGAGTCTGCGGTAACATCAATAACAAGAACATTGGTTAAGTGTTCATTGATAATTCTATACTCTTGACTGCTGGTTAAGCCTATGTCTGGTACATCAAATGGTGATGGTAAGGTTGTATTATCACTTTCGTATACTGCACCATCAGAAACTTCATCAAAGACAGACTCACTGATTTCTCTGAGGGTCATGTTGACTTGAATATCGTATTCACCCGCTAATCCAAAATTCCAAGCAACCACCTCAAACTCTTTATTAGTCCATCCAAACCTAGTATTGGTAAGACGTATAATATCCCCAACTTGAACTTGAAAGGCCTTCATTCCAAATGCAGCTTGTACAGTAAGTTGTTGCCTGTTACGTTCTAGTGTTATGCGAGCTATACGCCTAGCTTCAGTAGTGTTGTCTGTAAAAGGTAGACTTAGGTCAATCACACTTTCTTGACCACCATCAGCAGCTAACAGGGCATCATAGGTAGCTGAATTAAGGATAGGTACCTGAGGAAAGTCAGATGGTTGATAGTCACTCTCTGGGCCTCTAAATGTACCTTTAACTACATTAAAATTATCTCTGCGTGAATGTCTTGTAGAGATCTGTATACCTGACCTAAGATCATCTTCATTAAGATCTAAAACTGGACTTGTGTAGTAAGCTGGCTTCATTCTCCACTTACCTTGAGCATACCACAGTAAACCATCCATAGCTGTAGATAAGTTTTGCAAAGCGTCATAAGGTGTAGTGTTGGTAGTGAATGCACCATTGGTTGAAAACCTAGTTCCACCTGACAGAATAGGGTAGTTTAAGTAATCACAAACATTAGCTGCTATAGTAACAAGATCATCATCTACACTCTCAATGTCTTCACTAAGACCGTAATTATAGATGGTTGTATTAGTACCCTCTTTACCTGATGTAAGGTAATCTCTCATACACAAAGCTGGATTATCTGACCAAGCTGTAGTGCTTGTACGAGGGTCGTATACTTTCTTACCTTTAATTACGGATGTAATTTCTGGAACACCATTAGGAAATGCATCTGCATCATATTCCAGCATGACGTAAAGATAAGCTGTAGCTAATAGTTTACAATCTGTAGTCCATTGTGAAGGTGGTGTGACCCCACCCAAATCTGAGGATGTAACAGCAGTCTGTGTAGTAGTCCCTAACTTCTTAACTATCTTAACCTTACCAACATACTTAGCTGGAGCCGTAACGTCATTACCACTTAAAGTTAAAACTTCATCGTTAAGGTATATAGATTCAAAATCTTCTATCTCATGTCCAGCAAAAGCTAGTACAGTATGTAAATATTTATTGTTGTCTGTAGTGCCTTGGAAGACTATACCACCAGCTACTCTAGTTTTACCATATATAATCTGGTGGGGTAAAGTAGAACCCCTTTGAGTTACTAAGTATCCTTGATCACCACCTTTAATCTTGGGATCAGGCGCTAGAGCTTTAGCAGTAGCTCCAACGGCAACAGAAGCTGCATAAAACTTACCCGCTGTTACCCAATCACCTGTAACAACACCGTAGGTAATCGCTGTAACAGCGGCGCTTAAATTGACATCTTCATCCAGTAAGTCAATCTTACGAAAATCAATATCTAAAGCCATTAGCTTCCAGAACTCCTACCCCAAGCAAGTTTCTGGTCTTGCATATCAGCTACAAAATCAAAACCAGCATCTGTACTTGCACCAGCTATGTTTCTAGATCTTTGATACTCAGCAGTATACCTAGCCACTCTAGCTCTTTCTAAGTCAATCAATTTATTCTCAACACTAACTTGAATAGTACCTGTCTGTGCATCTTCAGATACATTCATCTGATCCATGTAACCAGTAAATATTTCAGTCAGACCAGTTGATCTATCCTCTAGCTCAATACGTGAGCCATCTTCTAATAAGATAAAGTTAGTACTTTCTTTCTGTAGGCTACCCTTAGCGAACATACCAAAGTATATCTTACAGGTTCTACCCTGATAGGGAGTACTGAGAGCTAAAGCTAATACCTCAGAAGGTAAGCCTGTAATAGTAATGTCTGCACCTCTTGCAGCAGTCTCTGTAGTTTCTTCTACAGCAGATATTCCTAAGAGAGTACCAGCACCCGCCCAAGAAACCCCTTCAAAGGTAAGAGTACCTACGCCAGTCCATAGACGTAAGACATTATCACTATCGAAATTCATCTCTACAGCAAAGAAGGGGTAGATTACATTATCATCTAATGCATCAACTATTGTTGTAGGTAGAACTCTCGACATTACTGTAGAGCCTCTATTGCATCAAAGGATATACCATAGAAACTAGCATTGTCTATCGACCAAGAAGTGGTACTATTGCCAAGTCTAAAGACCCCTTTAGGGCTACTGTAGATTACAGTTTCGCCTGAGTATGTGCTTCTTAAGTCAGGCCAGATCTCTAAATTACCATTACCACTTTGATCTACTAATACTTGGTGTAGTCTAGCAGCAGAACCTGTACCTAATTGAATATAGTCACCAGCTAGTAGAGTGCCTGTCATAGTAATTGAAACTGTGCTATCCCCTGCTGTACCTGACAATGTAGGTGTACCACTCACTGTACCTCTAGGTGTAACATAGTCAGGATCTCCCAGTAGAAATGTACCTACAGAACCCTTAAGGGCTACAAGCATAGCTTTCCATTCAGCAGCTAGATCCCTACGCACTGAGGGAATACTGACTGAGGCAGACCAGATTTGACCCTGATGGGAAATAACCTGTTGTTTATAAGTAAAGGGAGACTGAGAGACAGCTACAGCATTTACAGCACGTAGTTCAATACTCTCTATGCCAATAGTTGTAGGTGTATTAAGAGGGTAACTTATAGCCATGATTTATCCAAATGCTGATTTCATTGCACCACCTCTACGTCTTTGGTTCATAACTGCACCTACGGACTGATTGATGATAGCTGGTGAGGCTTGTGCTATTGTCTGAGTAATAAGTCTCTTAGTATCGTCTGAGGTATTGGCTGAGATATTGAATACTTGGTTTACTACTGTACCCCCAGCACCCTGACCTTTAGTGTGGTCTACGACAGTCTCTCTAGGGTGTAGCATAGCCATAAAGCCACCCTTACCATCTAAGCCACCTGATCTTGGGCCTGAGCCTGTGTATCCACCACCTTCATATCTTCTAGGGGCTTTAGGTGGGGCTACAGAACCCCCAGTACCAGCCGCAGAAGCAGGAGCAAAGCTACCTGTAATGGCACCAGCAATAGATTGTACTAGCTGTTCAACAACAAGTATTCTGTAAAGCTGTTGTATGATGTCAGCAGCCATAGATCTGAAGGCATCTTTAGCTGATGTAGTTCCATCTACTAGCTGCATGAAGAAGTTACCAAAGGCTCCAGAGACACTATCAGCTATAGCTACTTGTTGTTTCTGTACATCAGTTAGTTCTCTTGTAAGTTCTATCTCTTTTTCTAGTACTTTAAGCCTTCTAGCGGCCTCTTTTGCAGCAGCTTCTTCAGCAGCTTTTCTATCTTTGTAAATCTTAGCCGCCGTAGCGAGTGCATCCTTATTTATAAATATGGGTGATGTCCCTAATAACATTTGAGATCTTGCCTCTAAAGCAATGTAACCCATTCTTACTTCATGGGCCTTTTTCTCCCTCTTAGCCCTTTCTTCATCTGCTTGTTTTCTTGCTTTAGCTATAGCTTTTCTGGCAGCTAAAGTAGCTTCAAACTCTTCATTAAGAGCCTTTCTTGCACGTTCCCTAAAAGCCTCTTCAGCTTTAGCCCTGTCTTCTTCAGCCTTCTTTAACCTTTCTTGATTTTCAAAGAACTCTTCATCTTCTCTGATTCTGTCCATAGCAGCTTGCACTTGCAAAGTTTGAACACGTAGCTTCTCTTCTTCAGATTTAACCAAGTTCTGATTAAGCTCTAAGGCTTTTCCAGAAAGATTTACTTGCTCCAACACTAGCCTATTGATATTATCAACTATAGGCATCATTTGAACCCTTGCCTCATAGATCTCAGGGTCAAACTGCGTTGTAAGGGAAAGTCTCTTTTCTTGTAGTTTATCTGCTTTCTTGGTTATGGATTCAAGTGCATCTTCAAAAGTTTTAAAACCTTCAGCAGCATCTTCAGCATCCTTACCAGACCTAGTAATAGCTGCACCAATAGCCGTTACTAGGGGGATAGCTATACCTAGTGCAGCAGATAGCCCAACGGCAGCACCAGCAGTAAGTCCTAACGGACTAGCTATGAGTGGTAAGACTCCCACTAACTGAGAGGCTTGTTGACCGAAAGCTACAAAAGCATTGGTTCCAGATTGTACCTGTACAATAAAGTCACTCACTTGATAACCAGCTTGTTGAGTAACAACACCCATCCTATTGCTTGCTTTAGTAGCCGCCATTTGAGCATCAGCGTAAGCTCTTGTTGAAGTAGTCGCTCTTTTTATGGCGCTATCTACTTGTTGGATACCTTTGGAGTATTGCTGAGCAGTTATTTTACCCTTATTAAAGGCTTTATCAAGTTTACCATAGCCCTTTTCTAACCTAGCTACACGATCAATACTTTTCAAGACTGAAGTATCGTCTACTTCAATACTTACGTTAATATCCGCTAAGTCAGCCATTCATCGTACCCATAAAGACTACATCAACACGTTTTATTGCTTCTATTTCCCAAGAAGACAATGGTGTATCTGTAAGCTCCTTCCATGTTTTTATTTCTTGATAACTTATCGGGTTTGGGCCTGAGAACCCCATCGTTCTACTTGCGTTTAATACAACAAAGGCAGACCAAACATGAGACATAAGCAATGGGAAGTCGGGGCCATCTAATGCTTTTGGTCTGTGTCCAGTCTGCCTTTCTACTTGTTCTAAGTGTTCACGTTCTGATGTGCCTGACTTATCTGGTCTACTTATAGAGAACTCATGCTCTGCATAGTCAACCAGTTCTTCAATCAGGCCTTCGTAAAATCCAGAGAGTTAGCTACTGCTTCCTCAATCTGATCTCTTATCCAGAATACTTCAGCGTAAATCTCTTTGGCCTTAGCGATAGAGAACTTAGGTTTAGAACCACCATAAGTAATCTTCCAGCCTTTAGTAGTTTTAGCAAGTAAGTCTAAGGTAGCGTCCTCTAGGTCTTCTGCTGTAATCTCTACCTTCTTCTTATTCTGTGCTTGCTTCAGACGTTTGTTGGTTTGCTCATGTACAGCAGCCTTATACTCTTTGGAATGTGGTGCATATACAGTGATAACCATTGGTGTATCGTCATCATTATTCAAGACATCAAAGCTAGTAGGATGTACAATAGTAACATCTACAGTGTCGCTAGTCGGGGTTAAATTCTTTAAGTCCATGTCGAGTTTCCTTATTGTCGGGGTGAAAAGTTGTCGGGTTAGTTTATTAAAAGGGGAAGCATCAGACCCGACACCAATGCCTCCCCACCCTAGCTAGGGAACCTATGCAGAGCGAGTAATAACTAAGTTACTTGCATCTGTAGTGTTATAGAGTGCTACGAATGACATAGAGATAACACGGCTAGTTGGGCCATCTACACCTACATCTGCACTATTGATCTTAGCCCGTGGGAATGCGAACTTCATAGTATTACTCTGACCATCACCCACAGTTACCTCAAGCTCAGTTTCAGTCTCATTCAAGAAGCGGTTGATTAAAGCTTCATTCTCAAAGTAAGCTGAGATAGTACCTTCGATTTCTGCACGACCAACTTCCAACTGTGGCGCACTATCACTACCAATTACGAAGGTAGGTGCGAATGAGTTAGTCAGAGTGAAGTCCATACCAGTTACGATAGCTGATGTAGAGGGTGTACCATTTACGTTACCGATAGCTAATGTACCTGAGTAGGCATCGAATGGAGCAGCACCTGATGCAGCGTCCTGTGTCTTCTCAGTAGCACTCATGGTCATGTCTTTACCAACCATACCGTAGGTAGCTGTTACCATCTGGTTAGGGGCTAGAGAGATACCCATAGTAGAAACTGTCATACCTGTGAACAAACGAGCTTGGTCGATGTCAGCAGCATAGTCTTCGATAGAGAAGAATTTAGGTGTTGTACCAACCTTAAGGACGTTAGTTGACCAAGTGGACAACATAGCTGATTCTAGGAATGCATCATAGTCAGCATCACGTAAGTCAGCAACAATATCACCAGCAGCTTGACGGTTACCATGACGATCAACACGAGGCATACGATCAGCTTGAATATCAGTACCAGCTACACGATCCTTAGTTAAGTTCAAAGAGTGTGTGCTGAAGGGTAAGTTTGTGAAGTTACCAGCAGGAGTCGTGCCAAATGTGCTTTCCACAATGAACGATAGGCTGGAACGAGAACCTTGTGCGAAGGCCATAATGTATTCTCCTAATTATTATAAACGTACCATCCGACATTAATCGGAACGTAGTACCAAGGCGCATCTAAGAAACCTTGCTGTCTTTCAGCGTAGTCAATAGATACAGTTATTGTTTCATCCCCAGAGTAGGAGATTTTAGTAGTTGCTTCAAAAGCCTCTAAGACAGTATTAGCTAAGGCATCAGCAGCGGCGGGGCCATTACCTTCTGGGGTGTAGGCAGTTACAACAAACACACCATCGTATCTCTGTTGTGGGTTTAAACCTCTTACAGCGGGTCTGCGGAGTGTCGGCAGGAAATTAGTCTGTAGGTAGCTTGTACCTGTCGTTGGACTAAATGAAACATTCTCATAAGCTATACCTGCAGGTAAATTAGAGGTATTAGCTAACTTGTTCTCAAGTGCTGCCCGTATGTCATTATAGATACTAGCCATGGATGTTTCTCACTTGAGTATAAACGTAGTAACCTTGTCTCTTCCAGTTAGGCCCACCGTACTCTACTGCCTGAGAGTGAGGGCTATCATTACGAAGAGTAATCTTTGTGGTATCAGATAAGTCTAAAGCGTTAATATCTTGTACTAGATTATCTAAACCCTCTTGACGCATAGATTGTTGGTTTTGTTTCTTAGGTTTATTACGAGAGGATTTACCACGACCCCTAGAGCTTGTATTAGTCTTGAAAGAGTGTGAGGTAACATAAGCACCAGTATCCACGGGAGATAACCTAACGGTTGTTTGTGCTATATCTACTAGGACATCTCTAACCTTGTCTTCAGCAGTTTGCTCAAGTAGAGCTAGTTTCTGTTTAAGAGAAGGATTAACCTTGAGTGTTGCTTGTACAGCCATTATTCTCTCACATCACACAAGAAACAAATCTTGACCCCATTAGAAAATATAGTAACAACAGAAATAACATTAACTGTGTCACCGTTACCAATAATCTGATCTTCGTCATCGGGTTCTACTGCCAATCCTAAAGCTGGGACTACGCATTTACGGGTGCCTCTACGGATCTCATCTACATTAGCTATGATACCTTGATCGTAGTTGTAGAAGTAACCCTCAAAGCTGTAGTCAGTTGTAGCTGAACCTGTTACTGACCCAGTAGTAGGATCATAGGTTCCTGCTGTAGTCTTCTTGCGTAGAGTAAGCGGCTCACCAAACTCCTCTACCATCTTGAGTAGGTTATAACCTCTTGAGAATGCCATTACCTACCCCTTAACTATAATCGTAGTCATCACCACTGTAACTTGGTGGGTTCTTGAATCTATCCCTACGGAAGGATGGTGGAACACGATCTGTATCTTGTCTTACAGTATCTACTCTAGCTATACTAATACCACCAGCAACTACACCTACACTAGCTCCAGCCTTCTTACCGTTAAGCTCAAGGTCTAAAGCTAGTTGAGTGTACTGATTGGCTAGGTCACTGTAGTTAGCACTCAGAGCGCCTGACAGGTTCTGTGTGACCCTACGAGAGTATTGTGCAGCGATTGTTCTGGCAGTCCAAGCACCAGCTTGATAGATGTTGTCGCTAGTCTGGGATAGAGCAAAAGTAATTTCTTCATTCTGGACTTGTTGGTCGGTGGTGTCAGTGTCTCCTACAAGGAGCCGTACAGAGTTCAAACGCCCAGAGGCTGTACCTGTACCTAAATCAGTTGCATCATACGACCAAGCCATTCTTAAGTCTCCATGTGACCATAATTTCTACGCCAGCTACGAATAAGCCCACGCTGTTTATCAACTATCTTAGACTTCTTACACTTCTTCTTCTGAAACTCAGCCTCAGAGGGTGTCTTAGATTTTACTTTATCGTTGATACTGTCGACAAGGCCGTGTAGTCCAGCTACATCTAGTTCTTCTAACCCATCTCCAACTCTACGTTCTATTTCAAAGTCTGAGTTGTGATAGATAAAGCCTTCTCTGTACAAGATTAGTGTCTTCTCTTCAGTTACACCAATCTCTTTCCACTTAAACTCATCGCCCTTCTTTAGCTGTCTACCCCAAGATTGAAACGGGCGCTTAACAAAGACTGGACGGTCTAGTTGAAATGGCATCTTTTCTTGTCGGATCATTGTACTACCTTTCGTCGGGAAGGATGGCAGGGGCCATTACTACAGCCCCCACCAAGGTAAATTAAGCTACAGCGTTGATGAACAAGTAACCCAAATCAGCGCCTACGACTTTCATATCGTAAGACATTTTAACTTGGATCATTTCAGCAATCTGCTGACGCTTCAGAGCATCGTCTGAGAATGACTCAACTGTGATACCCAAGTTGTTTACACCTTCAAGGTTGTTCCATGCGAAGGTCAAACCTGCTGCTGGTGACATAAGACCAGCATTTGATGGGGTGTAGCACAATAGAGCATTCTTACCACCGATAAACGCATTGCTTTCTGCAACACCTTCAACAGATGAGTTCTTGACAGCTTCCATGACGTAGAAGTTCTCTACTTCAAAGATCTCAGCCAGTTTAGCATCAGTTACCAAAGCTGTGTTGGTTACAGTTGCCCCACCGTTCAAGCGAGCAAGAACGTCTGGGTGGTTGATTAGCTTGTCACGTACTTCTTTACCAACAACCATTGTGTTTGGCTTGAAGCCACCTGAACCTAACTGAACAGTGCGACGAGCAAGAGTAACAGCATCAATAGGGTCTGAGTTAGTGTAGTCTGACCATTGGTCATTACCACTCAATGTGTTGTCAGTTCCCCATTGGCTAGCTACAAAGAAGTTGCTTGCGAACTGCTCTTCACGATGGATCATCAGACGCATCGCCAAGGTTTCAGCACCAGCGGAACGGATGTCCAACATAGCATCTTCGTTAGCCAAAGTTTGCTCATCGAAGTCCATACCTAGACCGTATACGTCAGCAAAGTAGCTGCTGGTCGATAAAGTCATACCGATACGGTTTACTTCTGTGCGTGGAGCCAGTTTCTCTACGTCACCAGTACGGTTCATGTTCGCACGGTCGTAGATGTAGTATTTGTCAGATTGTTTTGAAACACCGACAGTTGGGAAAACCTTATCAGCGATAAAGTTCTCTTGTGATTGTGCATAAGCCAGCGTGAGGTTAGTCAGCGGCTGATCTACATGCACTGCGGATGGAGTCAGCAAGGGCATTATTTATTCCTTTCTATGCTGGATTAAGCTACGACGTTACCGC